ATCGACGGCCTCCGACCGCGACTGCGATACTGAGATGCAGCGGCTGGCTTCCCACTACGGCCTCGACCTGTTCCGGGCGATCTACCCGAACGATGAGCTGTTCCAGCGGTCGTTCGAGTCATGCCAGACGATCACCCTGCCCGGCCAGAACCAGGTCCCCGAGCTGGACCAGTCGCGCGAAGCCTGCGCCACCGAGATCCTCGGCCTGCATGTTCCGACCATGAACATGGAGAAGGCGCTCAAGCTCGTCGATGCGGGCCACACTCTCGAATCATTGCCGAACACCGATTCCAAGGGGCTTGCCGGGGTCACCGGCCTGCCACTCAACCTGATCCGGTCAACCATCGAAGCTGCCAAGCTGCGCGCCCCGCAGCGAGCTTCGGGAGCGCCGAGCGCGCCGACGATGTTCAAAGCTACGGTGGAGCCGGTTCCCGCCTAACGGGGACCAATGGCACTCGCACTACAGCCCACGCTCGCAGAAGTCCGCCTGTCCGTTCTGAAACGCTGTGGCCTTGCCACAGAGGGCAACATCCCTCGCGCGATCCAGGACATCATCGACGAGCGGATCAACAGCGCGCAGACGATCCTGTACGAGTATGCCCCCTGGCTCGCGGCCTATGTCCAGCGCGACATCCCGCTCGAAGCCAACAACACCGACTACGACATCCCGGACGATACCGAGCCGGGCCAGATCCAGTTCATCAGCGTGCGGCGCATTCAGGATGGCCGGATCTACACTCTGGAGCCGGGCATCCGGCCCGAGGAGCCGAATGTCCTCCTGAACTCGACCGCGAACATGCCGCTGCGGTATCAGTTCATCGACCAGATCATTCGGATCCTGCCGAAGGCCGACATCACCATCTACGACATCCTGCGCCTGGAATACCAGCAGGTTCCCCACCAGCTCTTGCAGGACAGCGACCGGGTGACGATCCACGGCGAGGCCCTCAAGATGATGGGCGAGATCATGGTCAAGGAGCACTTCGGCGGGCAGGATGTGCGCTCGCTGGAAGCCCGCCTGATCTCGTTCGTGGACAAGCGCAAGTCGCGTGGCAGCGACGGCGAGGGCTTCCAGATGGGCGGGCATCAGTCGGCCTACGCTGCGACCCAGCGCCGCAACCGCTTCGGTGACCTCGGCTACCTCGACCAGCGGAACTGGCACCCGTGGTAACCAAAGACGCGCATCGCGAGGCCGACCGCCGCATCCAGGGAGCCACCCGCTCCCTGGCGTGGGGCATTGGGGCCATCGTGATCGTGTCGCCGCAGACCGGCCATGTGACCTCGCTCGAACGGCTGTTCGGGTTCCGGCACAGCAAGAGCCTGGACCTGGGGACTGACGGCCCCTGCTCGCTCGCGGGCGACCGCGTGACCGACAACCTCTGGGTCGGCTGCACCAACGGCGATCTGGTCCGCATGACCAACACCGAGTTGCAGCCCGCCGAAGTGGGCCGGGTGGACATGGGCCACAAGGTCGCCTGGGTGGCGATGGGCTACAGTGCGATGACCACCGGGCGGCTCCGGGACTCGGCAGCGCGCATCCGCACGCGGTCGCCGTCGCCCGATCCTGACCACCGCGTGGTGGAGGCCCGTTCGGATCTGCTGGTATTCGCGCCTTCGGCCACCGGCATCCGGGTGTTCAACGCCACCCAGCCCGGCATGCTCGAGGTGGGCGAAATCCAGGGCGTCCCGTCCTACGAGGCTGGGGCGTTCGATCCTGCCACGGGCTGCCTGTATCTGGCCTCCGCGCGCGGTGAGGGCGCGGTCATCCTGGTGAACCCGAACAACACCCTGACCACGCGGGCGATGCTCAGCTTCCCCCAGGTGCAGGGCGCGATCCAGGCGCGTGTCATCGGCACCGCGCTGCATGTGATCTGCGAAGCCCGCAACCGCTGGCTCACCTGGGACATCACCGACCCCGAGAACCCGGTTCTGCTGGGGGATGACACCTACGATGTCGGCCTCTATTGGGAGCGGAACCCGGTGCGCTGGGTCACTGCGACCGGCGAGCTGCTGCGCCGCAGCGACTCCTGGCTCGACTTCGTTCCGGCCAACTGGCCGGTGACTGACGGCGGCACCGCCTATCAGGCGGTCACTGACGAGCCGTTCCGCTGGGCGCTGCACGGGGAGATCGGGCAGATCACCTGGGACCAGCGGCGCGGCGTGCTGCCGTTCCGGGTGTTCAACACGGGCGGGCTGACCCGGCAATCCAACGGCGTGAACGCGCTGGCGAAAGTCGGGGGTATGCCCCGCCCGGCGGGAACCATCGACGGCCCGCTGTCCCCGGTGGTCGTGGTCGAGACAGAAGGCGGCTTCCTCTCCCCGGTCACGGAGTCTGCCGCCTACGATGTCAACGATGAGGAGGTGTTCAGCCGCGTCGATTCGCGCAATCCGAACGAGCTGAACAACCCCATCCCGGTCAGCTACTACGACTGCATCGAGGGGCTGACCACACACGATGGCGGTCGTTCGGAGCAGTACCCGAGCGACGGCACGAACATCGTTCGCACCCAGCTTCGCTACTCTGTCCGGTCGCTGCGCGCCCGTGTTAGCACCGGGGCGACCGCGACCTTCACCCCGTCGCTCAGCGGCTTCTTCCAGAATCCGGCTGATCCCCCGGTCACGATCACCCGGTACTACTCGGACGAGAACAAGCTGCTGGTGGTCGAGCTGGCCGCAGCCGTTCCGGTCGGCCAGATCATCACGATCCAGGAGAGCAACTACCCCTCGGGGACCACCGAAATGTCAGGGCTGGTCCGCAAGGTTCCGCCTGCCGTGTCGTTCACTCTCGATGCTGCGGGAAGCCGCACGCGTGTTCCCGCCCCAGAAGCGGGCTACACCACCGACTCCAGCGGGCATACTCCCGGCATCTACCGGCTCTGGTGGAAGTCCGGTTCGTTCTTCGATGGGGTCAACTACTTCGTGTTCAACCGCGATGGCGTTTCACAGGTGGTGGTCCGCACGGCCCCCTCGGGTATCCCGCCGGTCGTAGTCGAGCCGTCGTGGACCCCGCTGACGGCGGTGGTGGACGCTAACTCGGTCGAGGCCGTGGCCCAGGCGCTGGCTGCCGCGCAGACCGCGCTGACTGTCACCATCGCGTCACCCGCCCATACCATCCTGATGGCTGGCCTGCTGAATCCACCACCCGGCTGCACCGGCTCGGTCGAAGTCTACCTCGAAATGCTCTCACCCTGGCCTTACCCATGACCATCGCCCGCATCAACAACCTCCAGGGTCTGGATGTTCGCCGCCTGCGGGAAGCGAGCGACCCGCGCACCGCGCGCCGGGCGATCAACCTGGACCTCACGCTCGGTGGGGAGTACGAAGCCCGCGACGGCCTGCGGCCTTTGATGCCGCTCGACCCACGCTCGAAGGGCCTCTACTCGCTGGGCGGCACGCTGCGGGCCATCGCGCCCGCAGGCCAGGGTATTCCGCTGAACGCGGTTGGCCCGGTGCGCGTGCGCTACGACCACATCGGGTTCGGGGACGGCTACTACTCCTCGGTCATGGTAGCCATGACCAACAGCAACCAGGTGCAGCTCGTCGGCGGCACCTGGCCGGTCGATGCCCAGGGCAAGCAGATCATCATCAACGGCACCGAGGTGTTCACGGTGCTGGCCCGCACCAGCGACCAGTTCCTCACCATCAACGGCAGCTTCGCGCTTCCGCCGGGACAGTACCCGTTCGTGATCGCGACCACGCCGATCTTCCAGTCGCGCACCGTGACGATTACGGGGTCCAGCGATCTGATGACGCTCTCGAACGGCACTTGGCCTGAGAACATCGACGGGCGCAACCTGTCGATCGTCCGGGCAGGATACACCAGCAAGGTGGTTGCCCGGCTGTCTCCGACCACGCTTCGGATGCAGACGGCCTGGGAAGGCACCCTGATCTCGAACGCCGACTTCCAGCTCGACGGCATCTCCACGCCCTACCCGCTCGACACCCTGGTGCGCGTTACCGGGGTCGAAGCCTACGGGGCGAATGCCAGCTTCGGCATCTACCCCTACATCGTGGTCGAGCGGTGGATCGACGCCGCGAACCACGCCTATGGGAAAGTCTACGAGCATCACTGGATCACCCGCGAAGCGATCGACCCAAACACCTCGCTGACCACCCAGATCCGCCTGCCGTTCTCTCCCGGCGGCTCGATTCTGAAAGCAGCGGGCAAGCTGTACGCCCCGGACGATGTCAACGGGGTGGTACGGTTCTGCTCGACGCTGAACGGCCCGAGCGACTGGGTGACGCCCCAGGATGCGGGCTACATCCCGGTCATCACGCACGCGAGCGGCGACCGCCGGATCCAGGGCCTCGGCACCTACGACGATAAGATGGCGGTCATCTTCGCCGATGCCGTGCAGCTTTGGGCCACCGACCCACAGCCCTCGAACATCACCCTCGTCCGGGTCATCAACGGCCCCGGAACCGATCAGGCGCGGTCGGTGGTCAATGTGCTGGGCGACCTGTTCTACTTCACTCGCGGCGGCTTCCGCTCACTGCACATGGCCACCATCACCGGCCAGATCCAGGAGCAGGATGACATCGGCGGGCCGATTGATGCCCTGGCCCAGGCCGAGACCGGCGAGGTTGGCGTGGCCCTGTGGTCGCAGCGGCGCGGCCAGTACCTGTGCGCGTTCAGCTCGCGGGTCTATGCCTACCGCTACAGCCCGAAGTCCAAGCGCCAGGGCTGGACCACCTGGGAGCTGGGGGTGCAGGTGGACGCCATCGTCGAGCAGGAGGGCAAGACCTACCTCCGCGCTGGCGACA